AGGGGTCGGTTGAGGGGTCGGTGGGTTTATAACATTATTGTATATATCTACAATGCTTTTCCACCATGGGTCGTCTCCTCCTTGCCCTTCTTCTCCTTCTCCTTGTTTATTCCATTCTCCATTTTCTCCCCAAATCCACACATCCCCATTTTCCATAACCTTATAGTCTCCAACCTCAGTGCTCACACTGTTGCCATATTCCTCATACAGCCTGTCCATTTCGGCATCTTTTTCTTCTTGAGTTTTAGCATCCCAGTCTTCAACATTGTCTATATAAACCCACTTACCGTCTTCGCCCTTTTTAAAAACATATCCTCCCATTTCTTGAAAAGAACCAGCTGGAATTGTTTCACTAAGGTCCACTCCGCTAGTAGTTGAGCCTTCTGTAATTCTGTCTATAATCTTTTGTCTTTGTTCTTCTATGGCTGCGGCTATTGACGCAGAGTCAGAAGTATCTTGGTCTGTGCCTTCATAAACATCGTCTGGGTAGTTATCATCGCCTAAGTATGGGTCAACGGGAGTAAATAAATCAGGAACACCTGTTGCCTGTCCACCCCCTTCGTCACTGGTATTATAGTTGTTACCGCTAAATATACCCATACTGTATAAATCGTCTATTGTGTTGGGTGTAGTCGAAGTCATTGGTGGAGCATCAGACGCCTCAGCAGAAAACCCTGAAATACCTTGACCTGCCGCTGGATTTCCACCAAGTCCGTAATTAATCGCGTTGTTTTGTTCTGCTGCCATAGCAGCATCGTATGCTGCTAACGACGCAGCCAAAGCATCAGCAGCAGATTGTGGTTTTGGAGCGCTTCTCGGGCTACCTCTTTTGGGGATAGACTTAAGAGGCATTAGTTAGCCGTAACTTATAGTAGAGGGCTGATAACCAATACTATCTGATTTTAACTCCTCAAGTAATTGCTTCAATGATTTATTCTGGTTAGAGTATTCAGTGACGCCAATAGGTTGTCCCAAAGAAGGGTCAAAACTGTATTCTACCTGATTAGCAGCACGTAGTGGTTGACTATGATAGTCTCGTAGTTCTGCAATACCTTGCCTAATTTCTGGGGGAGTGTCTCCTAGTTCTTCTTCGTCAAACATGCCTGTTTGTGATAGAGCGTTGAGTCCCAAAGCACCAACAGCTAGCTTATGCGCCATCGGTAAATTTTTAAATTGCTCCATTAATTCCATGTCCTCACCGCCAGCGATCCTTGCACCTATGTTCTGAAGCATCCCGCCAGCTGTGTTTGCGTCATCGCCCATTGCAATATTAGGAGCTTTACCCCACATACCACCTGCATCAGAACCTTTAAAAATAGAAGTGCGAGAAGAAAAATCTCCAGGTTCTCCACCTTGGAGACCAAAACCTTCACCGACCTTACCTAAACTCCACCCCGTACCGAAGTCGCTCAGGGCTTTTTGAAAGTCTAAATCACCCGTTTTAATAACACCGCCAATTACCTTACCTATGCCCGCACCCTTAGCACCGCCATAAGAAAAACCAACAAGAGCACCGATCGCTGGTGCAAGTTTTTTCACCTTTTTAAATAATCGTTTAAAGAAATTCCCTAGTCCGTATTCAGGCATCCCTGTCCTCGGATTAGTAGAGGCTTGAGGACTACCTACTTTATATTGGTTTGGATCTAGACCAGCACGAACAAAAGCAGCATCCAACATCCCATCGTCCATTACTCCTGGAGGAACCATTGTCTCTCCAGGCATAACATGAGCCAGCTGGCTATCTCCTCCACGCCCCATACTAGCTAGTCCACCCGTATTATATTGCTTAACTGGACCGCCACGGTTCATACCTGTGGGTGAAAAATTAATATCTTCTGGGGCACCCATCTGGTTCAATCGTTCTCTCCAGTCCGTGTCTTCTTGACCTGTCACTAAACGAATAGCTTTATCTTCAGCGCTTTCTTCGCCCATGCCTTCTTTTTCTGCGTGAGTAGACATTTCTGTAACAAACTCTAGTAGTTGTGAATCTGTCATGCTTTGAACCATAGCAACATCTTCTTCAGTTGCTCCTTCACTCATCGTTCTCGCAGGGTCGTTTAAGCCTGTACGAATATTGGCTATTAGTTCTTGTGCGCCTTCAATATTGTCAAACGATTGTTCTTTCATACCACTAAGCCCAGCGTTCATATTTCCAGGACTCTCAGCATCAACGTCCATCCCTATAAAAGCACGTTCTTTATCAGTACGAGGAGGAGCGTTCATGTTTCCAGGACTCTCAGCATCAACATCCATCCCCACCGTAGCTCTCGTCATTAAATCTAAGTCTTTGTCTGAAATTATTGAAGTTGGCATTAGTGTTTTTCTACTCCCTCATAAACTAATAGTTGTGGCACCATTGGTGGCTACCGTTAATGAGCCAATTGCGCCAGTAGCAGATAAGCCATTTGACGTTGTGCTATATAGCGTGTACCACTTAGAACCGTCCCAAACTTGCAATTCAGCAGTGGTCAAGTTCCAAATGATATCTCCTTTATTATACTCATTTTGATCCCTTTTACTAACTAAAACAGAATTCGTCGTATCTGGGTCAAAAGTAGAAAGGTTTAGTTCGAGTATTCTAACTAAACGATTATAGGTGTCTGTATCCACCTCATCATAAGCCATTGGTAGCCCTGTTTGAAGCAAACTACCCATTATCTTCTGCCGTCTGGTCTAGTCCCTACACGAGTAGCTCCAACCCTAAAACCAACACCAAGAGTATAGGAGGTTGTATTATCATCGTCTGACTCAAAGCGTAAAACCACTTGTCTTGCCCGACCACGAACATTTAATTTTTGAGTTGTTGAAGAAATATTACTGGTCGATTTAGTAGTTAAGCTGTCTCCAGGATAGTTTCTAGTTTTAAGCACACAATTAATCAAAGAATCACTGTTGTTTCCTGTAAACTTAACGTCAGGAATAATTCGGCTAACAGATTGTATTTCTTCTCCTGCTTCACCAATATCAAAATCCCCTGACTCTATATAGACGTTATCCATAGGTGAGCCGTCAGCGTCATTGCCTTGTTCTTGTTGGTATAGGTAGCCTACATCAGACGTGGTGTAAGTTGCGCGAGGGTAAGCCTCCAACCCTTCATCAAGCCAAGCACTACGATTCATTTGACCAATAGACCAAACATTTTCGCCATAATTATATGAAACATAACGATCAATTTCATCAGAATCCGAAGAAGGATAATACCAACCGACTTCGTTAAATCGTTTATTTAAAAAGCCATGAACCTTATAGGCTTGCCCCTCATTAATGTCGCCAAACACATAGTCATGAACATCACAAGGAACAGGCTTCACCTGTCCTGTGTAATTATACACACCTTTCTTATCCATCCAAAACACACCAACAGGGCTATTAATCGTGGCTTTTGGTCCAATTAAACCAACACCTTCGTTCACTAGATTTGTACTAAAAATAAACGGCTGACCTATAAATTTCATAGAATAAAGTGAAGTGTCTGTCCAGATTAGAATTTCTTGGCGAGCCCGCATTCCTCCAATAATAGAAGAACCAGCAGACAAACGAGCAGAACCAGCCGTGTTAATAGCTTTAGGCTCCCATTCAGTAACGTTCTCCTGATCACACCACGCTATAAACATAGGGTCTATGGCTCCTGTTCGAGCAGTACCACCAGAGTTTAATGGGTCTGCGCCTAATACAATAACGTGACGATCAATGTCACTAACAATAACCTGAAGACCAAAGGTTGGAGCTAAATTAGCTCCGCTTAGATCGCTTAACGCTACAGCTCTATCTGTGCCTAAAGTTTTAGCGCTAGTATCCCAATAATAAATTCCACCAGAACGCACATTCGTGATTAAATCTTCGCCGAAATTATCATGTGTCCAAATCCTTAACTGATTATTCGCAGACAAAGCACTAACAGAACCAAAAGTGCCATCACCCCATGTACTGGCTCCCCAACCTGAACCAGAGACATATTCGTCTAGTCCTACACTAATTTGATAAGCACCAATTATAGTGCCCTGTCCATCACCAGAATCACCAGCTGCTGCTGTTACTTCATCGCCATCAGTGTCTTTAGCTTCAATAGTATAAACATTAGTACTGGTAATAGTGGCAATCTGATATTCTTGATTAAGAACATTTGCTGTAATATTGCCTCCCAAACTTACACAACCACTATAAGTTACAAAATCATTTTGAACCGCTCCATGGGCAGTATCCGTGACAGTAAGCGTCGCATCCCCATTTGCAACTTTAGCAAAAGAAATTTCATTAGCTCCTGTAGTTACTCTAATAGGAGTGACATCGTTAAAGTTAGCCCCCTCTTGTATATAGTATTTCCAAGTTGTGCCTAATCCTAAGTATTTAGTAATATTTAAATCTACCCAAGAGTGTAGGGCACGGCACGTTGATAAAAATGTTTTGGGTGTGTCTTTGGTCCAACCGCCTATTTTTTCAGGCAAACCTTTACGAAAACGAATCAAATTAGCATCGAACCAACCGCCCTTGGCAGTCAGCGCTGTGCCTTCTTTTTTGATTCCAGGATTAAATTGTGCTTTGATTAAGGGCATTATTCTTTTTCACCCTTAAAACTCTTTGAACTACCTGATGTGCCTGCATACAGCCCGAACCATGCTGCTCCGGCGCCGACAACAATAGAGATTAGCCCCGATTGTTCAAAACTAGGCTCCGGTAAATCCATAAACCAAAAGGTTGTGTAATACAATAGGTACATATAGACCGATAAAAACACTCTAGGAAAGATTCTCCAGCTATCAACAGCTTGCGCTACAAAGATAATTTTTTGATAAGGGTTATTGTTAGTAACATCTTCTAAGTCCCTTATCTTGTCTTTAAGGCTACCGATCTCTTCGATCATCGCCATAAACTTATTGAGATCCATTTCGACTTCGTTGCGATCCATGTCGCCACCAAATCTTCCGCTAGGATAATGATCATCACTCATAATTCACCTATACTGTATATACGTCCAAAGCATCCGATTTGCCTTTAACATTGATTGTTGTTATTAAGTTTACCTTAATTTTTGTAAATTGCGAAGTATTTTTTCCTATTAATAGATCTACACCCACTTCTTTAGTGGCTGATTCAAGTCTTGCTGCTGTATTAACTGCGTCTCCAATCGCTGTATAGTCAAACCGACTGTCGCTGCCCATATTACCAATTACCGCTTCTCCTGAATTGATGCCAATACCAATCGCCACCGAAGGCAGACCCTTTTCTTTAAGTTCTTCGTTCAATTCTTCCATATTTTTAGCGATGTCTAAAGCACACTTAATTGCTAAGTCTTCATGGTTAGGTTGATCTAATGGTGCATTAAATATCGCCATCATTGCGTCCCCAATATATTTATCAACCATGCCTTCGTATTTTTGTACCGATTGTTGTTGTGCCGTTAACGCCCGATTCATAATATAAGTAACGTCTTCTGGTGGTAACGATTCAGACATGGAGGTAAACCCTCGTACATCGGTAAACAAATAAGTCGCGTATCTTTTTTCGCCACCTAATTTAAGAAGTTTTGGATTGTCTTGTAGTTTTTTAACTTGACGAGGATCAAGGTAGTGCTCAAACTGCTTTTTAATCTCTTGCCTGAGCTTGTATTGCTCTCTAAAATTCAAATAAAACGCAATAGACCCTGTAATAAACCCAGAGACTAATGACCAAGTAACATCGATTAATAAATTAGACTGAATTAAATAATACCCCGAATAAGCAACAGCACCATTTAACATTAAAAAGAAGAACAGCCCCCAAGTTACCCCAAAAAAGTTCAAGAAAAACCAAACCAGAACCGTTGTAGTTAGATATATCCCTAACTCAACGAGCAATGCATAATCAGGGATTAACGGACTGTCTTCTATTAAAATGCTTTCAGACAACGCTGTTTGTATTTTGTGTGGTTCTAAAAGACCCGTAGGCGTTGCTATTTGAGGCATAACCCCTTTTGCTGTGACACCGACAAACACAAAACGATTTTTAATAAGCTCTGTGC